GGGGTGTGACTGGTCTACTAATGGGGTTAGCTAAACTTTTGAATAACAAAGATTAATAAAATTATGAAAAAAATTATTAGATTAACAGAATCAGATTTAGTAAGGATTGTTAAAAGAGTTATAAATGAAAATTCACCAACATTTAAAGTAGGTGCAAGAGTTCGTATCACAAATATAAAATCCGAACAAATACCAACCAATGTGATTAACTTCAATGGTAAGATATGTAATATTGATAACGATGGTTATGCCACAGTAAAAGGTGAAGGTGAATATTCAAATAAATGTTGGTGGGGTAACATTGGAAGTGAAAATATTATAGATAATAACACTATATATGATGGGACTATGAAAAAAACACCTAATGGTGATGCGTGTTTTAAATGTTCTTCAAGTAAATAATCAAGAACATTTTTAGTTATTTAAAACCCCAATTCCAAGTTGGGGTTTTTTATTTATATAAAAATATCAACCCTTATATTTATTGGATATGGCAGATGGTATAACATATGGTATTAATTTTCCTTTTAGACAAAGTGAAAAAGGATTTTATTTATCATTATCTGAAGAATCTTCTGAAGAAATAAGAAGTAATTTATTACATTTAATATTAACTAGGAAGGGTTCAAGGTATTATTTACCCGATTTCGGTACAAGAATCTATGAATTCATATTTGAACCATTAGATGGTGAAACATTCGACAGCATTAGAACGGATATTGAACAACAAGTTGCTAAATACATACCAAATTTAACTATTAATAGTATTACTATTGAACCTTATTTAGAAAGTGAAGAAGCACCCGGTGATTTAAATTATGAACTCTTGGGTCAATCAAGTGTCTATAAAATACCCGGACAAAACACTGGTGAATATACCGCTAAACTTAAAATAGACTACACTGACGAAGCCAAAGCATTCGGTAGTAGGGAGTTCGTTATAATTAATATATAAGATGGCAAATAATAAGATAAATTATACAAATAGAGACTTTGAAGGTTTAAGGTTAGACCTTATAAACTATACTAAACAATATTATCCAGAATTAATACAGAATTTTAATGACGCTTCAGTTTATTCAGTTTTAATGGATTTAAATGCTGCCATTGCCGATAACCTTCATTTTCATATAGATAGAAGTATACAGGAAACGGTTTTACAATATGCACAACAAAGATCCTCAATTTATAATATTGCCAGAACTTATGGTTTAAAAATACCGGGGTATAGACCATCTGTCGCTATTGTTGATTTTTCAATAACGGTACCACCACTGGGGGATTCTGAAGATATTAGGTATTTAGGTATTTTAAGGGCTGGCTCACAATTTAACGGTGCGGGTACAACATTTGAAACAGTTTATGATATTGATTTTTCAACACAATATAATCAAGATGGTTTTGTTAATCGAACTAAAATACCAACTTTTGATGCTAACAATAAAATTGTAAATTATGTAATCACTAAGGTATTTAAAAAAGTTATTAACCCCGTGGATGCTGTACCATTTTTTAATTTATTTTTACCTGAACGTAACGTATTGGGTATTACCGCGGTAATACAAAAAGATGGAACATCTTATCCGGGGACACCGACATTCCAAGAATTTTTAACGGCAACAAATAACAAATGGTATGAAGTTGATGCGTTAGCTGAAGATACCATCTTCGTTGAAGATCCAACCAAACCAACAGACAATGCGGGAGTTAAGGTGGGTAAATATATAAAAACCGAGCAACGATTTGTGACTGAATATACACCTGAAGGTTTTATGAAATTACAATATAGGGATACCATTAGATATCAATAATTACCAAAATAATATTGGTTTAGGTTTAACAGTAAAACCAAACACAACTCTATTTGTACAATACAGAGTTGGTGGTGGACTTGCAACGAATGTAGGTGTTGGTGTTATTAATCAAATCGGAACAATTGATTTTGCGGTTACTGGACCTTCCGATTCAATTAATCGTAATGTTATACAATCACTACAATCTAATAACGTAACTGCCGCTATTGGGGGTTCTAATCCACCATCCACAGAAGAAGTTAGAAATATGGTTTCGTTTAATTTTGCGGCACAAAAAAGAGCGGTAACAATTAATGATTATAAATCTTTAATTGATACAATGCCTGGAAAATTCGGGGCACCAGCAAAGGTTTCAATTACAGAAAAAAATAATAAAATCAACATTCAAATATTGTCATACGATACTTCAGGTAAACTAACACAAGTTGTTTCAAATAATTTGAAGTCAAATTTAGCAACGTATCTATCAAAATACAGAATGATAAATGATTACATTAATATTGATGTTGCTAAAGTTGTTGATTTAGAGTTTGAAGTATTTGTTGTTTTGGATTCGACACAAAATCAAGGACAAGTAATTACACAAATTATTGATCAAATATCAAATACGATGAACCCAAAAAATCGTGAGTTAGGTCAAAACGTAAATGTATCGGATATAAGAAGGTTAGTTCAAAATACCGCTGGAGTTGTTTCTTTAACTGAAATTAGAGTGTTTAATAAGGTTGGTGGTCAATATTCGTCATCACAAACTTCACAAAGATTTATTGATACAGCGACAAAACAAATTGAATTAATTGATGATACAGTGTTTGCTGAACCCGACCAAATCTATCAAATAAGATATGATAATAAGGATATTAAAGTTAGGGTTAAAAATCTTAAAACGGTAGACTTCTCATAAGAATATTTATTTTGTTTTTATATCAGTTATTTTTAAAAATACATACATAACTATTTATTTTTAAAAGAAACATGACCAAAAGTTATAGACTAAGAACTGAAGTCGGAACAGATAAAAACATCAGAATAAATATAAATCAAGATTTTGATTTTTTAGAAATCTTGTCCTTAAAATTAAGGCAAGGGGATGTTTATACAAGATTTTGCGCGGATTATGGTGTTGTTGCCGGTAGAGTAATCGTTAATGGCGGTTACGGTATACCAAATGCAACGGTATCCGTTTTTATACCATTAGACCAAGTTGATGAAAATGACCCAGTAATATCCACTTTATATCCATACAAAACACCCGTTGATAAAAATGAAGATGGTTATAGATATAACTTATTACCATATAGAAAATCATATGGCGGACACACACCAACAGGTACATTTCCCGATAAAGAAGATGTTTTAACAAGAAGTGAAGTTTTAGAGGTATACGAAAAATATTATAAATACACGACAAAAACAAACGATAGTGGTGACTTTATGATTATTGGTGTGCCGTTAGGTATACAAACGATTGTAATGGATTTGGACTTATCGGATATGGGTTGTTTTTCATTACGACCAAAAGATTTAATAAGAGCGGGTTTGGGGGTTGCTGAACAATTTGATGGTGAAAATTTTAAATCATCTGAAGATTTAGCGTCCTTACCACAAATCGTTAATTTCATAAGAAACGTAGACGTAACACCATTTTGGGGTGAAAATGATTTATGTAATATTGGTATTACAAGAACCGACTTCGATTTAAGGGAATTGGGTATTGAAATAAAACCACAAGCAGTTTTTATGGGTTCTATATTCTCAACATCTGATGAAGAATTTTTAAGAACTAATTGTAAACCAAATAAGGGTGTCGGTAAACTTTGTAATTTAGAATCTAGTGGGGGAAAAATTTTAACAATAAGGCAAACGATTGGTTATGATAATACGGGTAGACCGGTATTGGAGCAGTTTAATTTACCAAATGGTGGTAAAGTAATTGATGATGATGGTACGTGGTTAGTTGAATTACCGATGAATATTGACTACGTGACAACAAATGAATTCGGTGAACAAGTTATATCTAATGACCCATCTGTCGGCATACCAACAAAGGGTAGGTATAGGTTTAGAGTACAATATCAAAATGAAGATATTGAAAATAGTGTAATACAAAGAGCCGATTATTTGGTACCAAATATCAGAGAATATGGTTGGACAAATAGTGGCGAATATAAGGATGTCGACACCAACTTACAATTAAAATCATACGCTTTCAGTTTAAATTGGGATGATTATGTTGACCCAATTGCGGCAATTAATTGTGAAGATTATTTTTATGAATTTAATTTTAATAAAGTTTATACTATTGCTAATTTTATTGACAGATTTAAATGGGCACTAAATAGAAGTAGACATTTAGGTATAAAAGAAATTGATAGTAAAGATTGTAATCAAATTAATAAATTACCTGTTAATGACGGCGTTAGGAATTTCGATTTTATTAATTTCCTCTTCAATTTAATATTGTCTATAATAGCGTATCCTATATTAAATTTAATAATAATACTACATGTTTTGGCTCTTTTATGGCCAATTTTTTATTTAATATTGGTACTATTACGAGCATTGGTTAACTCCATATACCCAACATTATGTGAAATATCAAAAGTAGAGATTGGGCG